GCACGATTGGCCAAAAAGTTTATGCATATGCATCGAGTACTTGGTCCAGAAAGATTTAATTCTGTGCTACAACAAAACATCAAAAATAGAAACATGATGGAAAAACCGGATCAAACGGCTTTTGAAGATATTTTGAGATTGTCTGGCTTAAAAAAATAATAATTTTTTCTTGCTTTAATAAATAGAAGTGTGTATATTATAGACATATGCACACTTTTTCTTTTTAGTCAGTTGGCTAAAAAGATGTGGCTTAAACAAAAGGAAAAACATTATGGCAACATTAGCAGAAATTAGAGCAAAACTTCAAGCATCATCTCAAAAAGGTACCGGTGGCTCAACCGGCGGCGACAACGCAATCTATCCTTTTTGGAATATCCAAGACGATCAAACAACAACAGTACGTTTCTTACCAGATGCAGATCCGAACAATGAATGGGGATTTTGGATAGAGCGATCAGTTATTAAAATGCCCTTTGCTGGCATTGTGGGAGAAACTGATTCTAAGCCGGTAACAGTGGCTGTTCCTTGCATGGAAATGTATGGAAAGAATGAGGTATGTCCTATCCTTACAGAAGCGCGTGCTTGGTACAAGCAGGCCAAGGACGAACGAGATCCAGCATTCAAGGCCGAGCTAGAAGCATTGGGTAGCCGTTATTGGAAGAAACGCAGTTATCTTTTCCAAGGATTTGTAGTTGATAACAAGGTGCCCGATGATAAAGCTCCAGAAAATCCAATCCGACGATTTGTTATGAACGCACAGATTTTCAATATCGTAAAGACCGGTGTCATGGATCCGGAAATTGAAGAACTGCCGACTGACTATGTGCGTGGATTAGATTTCAAGATTGCCAAGACCAAGAAAGGCAAGTTTGCTGATTATACTTCTTCAAGCTATGCTCGTCGTGAACGTGCACTAGATGCAAACGAAATGGCTGCTATTGAAAAGTATGGACTCTTTGATTTAAAGAGTTTTCTTCCTAAGAAGCCCACTGAGGTTGAACTTAAGGTAATTCAGGAAATGTTCCAGGCATCAGTTGACGGCGAAGCATTTGATATGGCTCGCTGGGGTCAATACTTTAAGCCTTCAAACTACGCATCTTCGTCGCGAGGCAATGATGACTTGGGCGAGGATGATGTGATTACATCTGCATCTCCTGCTCGTGCTGCTGCACCTAAGATTGAAGAAAAGCCTGTTCTCAAGGTTGAAGAAAAAGTTGCTGTCAAGGCAGATGAAAAATCTGCTCCAGTCAGTGACGGTGCAGCCCGAGCACAGGAAATTATGCAAAGGATCCGTAGTCGCGCGGTTCAGCAGTAATTTAGGAGATCAAAATGACAAAAAGTTTTGATATTTCTAAATTTAGAAAGAGCATTACCAAGTCAATTGACGGTCTAGGGGTCGGATTTAACGACCCCACAGACTGGATCTCGACTGGTAATTATGCTTTGAATTATCTTATTTCAGGAGATTTCTTTAAAGGAGTTCCGCTGGGTAAGGTCACTGTGTTTGCAGGAGAATCCGGGGCAGGTAAAAGTTATATCTGTTCGGGCAACATCATTAAGCATGCACAAGAACAGGGCATTTATGTAATCCTTATTGACAGTGAAAATGCGTTGGACGAAGCTTGGTTAAAAGCATTGGGAGTAGATACCGCAGAAGATAAACTGCTGAAGTTAAACATGGCCATGATTGACGATGTGGCCAAAACTATTTCAGAGTTTATGAAAGAATACAAATTGATGCCAAATGAGGATCGTCCAAAGGTATTATTTGTGATTGATAGCCTTGGTATGTTGTTAACTCCGACTGATGTCAATCAGTTCGAAGCAGGCGAAATGAAGGGCGACATGGGTCGTAAACCCAAAGCCCTAACATCCTTGGTGCGCAACTGTGTCAACATGTTTGGCAGTTGGAATGTGGGCATGATCTGTACCAATCATACCTATGCTAGTCAGGACATGTTTGATCCTGATGATAAAATTAGCGGCGGCCAAGGATTCATTTACGCATCCAGTATTGTGGTTGCAATGAAGAAATTAAAACTCAAGACCGATGCAGATGGCAATAAGACCTCCGAAGTGCATGGCATACGAAGTGCCTGTAAAATCATGAAAACACGCTATGCTAAACCATTTGAAACTGTGCAAGTTGAAATTCCTTATTCCACAGGAATGAGTGCCACTTCCGGTTTGGTAGACATGTTTGAAAAGATGAATGTATTATCCAAGTCGGGCAATAAATTGGCCTACACTGACAAAGAGACCGGAGAGATTATTTCGGAGTTTCGTAAAAACTGGACCGAAGATAAATTAAGACTTATTATGGATCAGTGGGATGAACTTTTAGTTAATCAATCTACAAATAACATAACCGATAGCGAGGGCGAATAATGGACGAGAGTTTGATCATTGAAATTTGGGATACTTTCAAGCAGTATATTCCGGAAAAGAACAAGGACAATGCTGCAGGTCAATATGTTGATTTCCTTTTAGGAAAAGATATTGATGCCGAAACATTGGAAGGATATTTGTCTTATGATCCACATCTCGATGATGCTATTAATTTAGTAATCGATGGACCAGAGGACCACGAGGACGAAGAAGATTTTGGACATGATCACGAGGATTATTAATGTCCTTATGGTACTCAAAGGTGAGCAAGGACATTGCTCACCTTCCTTCCTGCATTGATCATTTTTATCACGAACTTGATTCTGCCAAAAAAGAAGTCAAGATTTTTGGCAATGTAGAAAAGGCCTCGGCACAACTGCCTGGAATTGTAGAACATCGCTTTAATCAATTACAAGAAATTGAAGCGATTTTAGAATATTTAAATATCGAGCTAAGAAGAATACGTAGCAAGATTTTTAAGAAATATTTAGAGAATTATCAAAGAGCATTAAGTTCCAGAGATGTTGAAAAGTATGTGGACGGCGAAGCAGACGTAGTTGACATGGAAAAAATCATTAATGAGTTTGCCCTGTTAAGAAATCAATGGTTAGGTATTATCAAGGCCATTGATCAAAAACAATGGCAAATCACCAACATTGTTAAACTGCGTACAGCAGGATTAGAGGATGTTTCGATTTGATGTACGTGGAAGAACTAATTGAAAGACTGGCATGCGAGGGAAATTATATTTTCTCTATGCCTTTACTACTCAATTTGATTGATCAAAAATACATAACCAGTTTTGCTGCTCAGTTAATCAGAGGAGATTCTTTGACCGAAAAGCAAAGATCTTTAGCTATACAAATAATTAAAAAATATAAATCTCAATTGTCTAGAGCGTTAAATTTTGATGTAGAACAATTTTTAGATAAACCTCAGTTTAGAATGCCCAGTAGAATAATTGCCCAAATAAGAAAAATTTGTATCGAAGAAATTTATGATCCTTCATATAACAAAGGATCAACCAATAAAAAAATCTTGGTTTATTTTCCCTACGATGAAGAGTTAATTGATCAAATCAAAGAATATAAATCGTCATTAAATTTGAGTTTTGAATCGAAACAGATCTCATGGAACAATTCAAAAAAATATTGGACCTTTGCATTGACCGAATCTAACATTTTATTTTTATCAAAATTCAACAACTTTGTCAGAGATGAAGAATTTGATTCAATACTAAAACAAATAGAAGAAGTGGGTAGCCAAATTGAAAATTACATTCCCATGGTTTCATTTGAAGATTCTAAATATGTTTTTAAAAATGCACACGAAAGAATTCCAAAAATATCAACTGATAATTTATTAGAAATTTTGATTGGTGCTAAAAAATATGGCATATCCTGCATGGATGAAACAGTTGATCAACATTTGACTGCTGCTGCCTATCCAGATTCTGTAAAAAAATGGTTGAGAAATAATTCAATTGCACCCTGTGCTCTGGAACACGAATCGTTAAATTTTTTACAACATATTATTAAATTTTCTGATAATATTCTTTTTATTATTCCCGGCGGCAGCGAATTATATCATTTACAAACTGCACACAATAGTTTAAAATCCATGAACTATAGAGATGATCAAATGTCAGTTTTATTTAGGCTTGATAGCAGTACTGGCAAAATGTGCAATGACTATATCAAAGAAAACAATCTAAATGGATCTATTTCTGATAGTACAAAATTTGTATTCGTGAGTGTGAAACTTCCCAAAACACTTTTTGAATCCAACAAACGTTTTGATCTTGTAGTAAATTTTGGATCAAACTCTGCTCATTACACGATTAAAAATTTCTTGCAACGACATCATAATATTATCCACATGAACTTACTGGATCTACAAAAGAGATAAAAATTGGCCAGCTGTAAAATCATAATCAAAGACGAGGTTAATATCAAGATTGACGGGCTTGATCTAGATACTCGCAAAGCTTTGACTAAAAAATTCAAATATGAAGACCCCACAGCAAGATATAGGCCATCCTATCAGCTAGGTCGATGGGATGGATCCGTAAGTTTTTTTGGCATTGGCGGAACCACTTATCTAGCAATGCTGGAACCTGTTTTACTTGAACTAGAAAAATATAATTATTATGTGGAGGTTGAAGATTTAAGAACAAGCCCTGCATTGGAGTTTGATCAGATCAATGAAGATTTTTGGGGAGACAGTAGGTGGCCTAAAGGTCACCGTTTTGAAGGAGAACCCATTAGATTGCGTAGTGATCAAGTGGAAGTTGTAAATAATTTTCTCAACAATCCACAATCACTACAAGAGGTGGCCACAGGAGCAGGCAAAACCATCATGACCGCTACCTTGAGCAAGATTTGTGAAAAATATGGACGCACTATCACTATAGTTCCTAACAAAAGTCTAGTTGAACAAACCGAAGAAGATTTTATCAATGTGGGATTGGATGTTGGCGTCTACTATGGAGATAGAAAAGATCTTAATAAAACGCACACAATTTGCACCTGGCAAAGTCTCAATATCCTGGATAAAAAAAGTAAAAACTTTGAAAACAGCGATGAGTTATTGACTCTGGCAGAATTTCTTGAAAATGTTAATACCATCATAGTTGACGAGGTACACATGGCCAAAGCTGATGTACTTAAGAAATTGTTGACACATAATCTAAGAAATACTCCCATACGTTGGGGATTGACCGGAACGGTTCCCAAGGAAGAAATAAATTTTCAAAATATACGTGTGTCATTAGGTGACGTAGTAGGTCGTGTCAGTGCTCATGAATTACAACAAAAAGGTATATTGAGTCAATGTCATGTAAATATAGTTCAAACAAGTGAGTGGAAAGCGTTTAGCAATTATCAAGAAGAATTGAAATATTTGGTCACAAGTCAAGAACGTGTTGAATTCATTTCCAAAATAATTTCCGGAATAGCAAATACAGGAAATACATTGGTGTTGGTCGATCGCATTGATTGCGGAAATATGATTAAAGAAAATCTCACAGCATTGACAGGCCAAGAGGTAGCGTTTGTTTCCGGTGCAGTCAAAACCAAAGATAGAAAAGAAGAATACGATGAAATTAAAACTTCTGATAACAAAATTATCGTTGCCACCTATGGAGTGGCTGCTGTGGGCATCAATATACCTAGAATTTTTAATTTGGTCTTGATCGAACCAGGTAAAAGTTTTGTACGTGTTATTCAAAGCATCGGACGCGGTATACGCAAAGCCGACGACAAAGATTTTGTTCAAATTTGGGATATTACAGCAGCCAGTAAGTATGCCAAACGACATTTAACAGAAAGGAAACGTTTTTATCGAGACGCACAATATCCTTTTACAATTGACAAGGTGAAATATCAATAATGCAGATACTTACATTACAAAATCAGACATTTTTTTTAAATGATCTTCCCGAGGAAGTGGACGAAAACATGAGATTTTCGGTCATGGATAACAGTGACCCATCAAATACCGATTACTTCTTTATTCCATTGATTTTCCTAGAAAGTTTTACCGCGCCAGCAGCGGTATTACAAATTGGTCCTTATGAAATTAACATGCCCTTGGACTGGTGCACAGTGGTAGGAGATCCTGAAGGTCCGGACATGGAGGTGCTTCCGTTGACCAGTTTAAATGATCGAGGATTTAAAACATTCTGTTTCAATCCCTTGAGTTCTTTTAGACCGGAATTTTTAGACATTGACATAGTCAATGTCTATCAAGATGTCAAGTGGTATTTTCCCAAAATTAAAACTGGGCAGTTGCTGACCACACCCTTACACAAAGGCAATAAGCCCATCTGCGCATATTTTGTCAAAGAAGTGAGCCGACAAAGTGAATTGTTAGATTATACAAAGTGTTGGTAATACATGATATACGATACATTTATATTTTTTAATGAATTGGATATTTTAGAATCTAGGATAAAATATCTTCATGATACTGTGGATTATTTTGTTATTGTTGAATCCAACATCACTCATTCGGGTAAACCAAAGCCTTTTTATTTTTTAGAGAATGAGCAAAGATATTCAAAATACAAAGATAAAATAATTTATTTTCCTTATATTTTTGATAATTCAATCCACAAATTGGATTTTGATCATCATGAAAACCACGGCGAAAACTCTCCATTTTGGATAGTTGAAAATCTTCAGCGAAATCACATCACTGCATTTGTAAATCAAATAGGCGATGATGATCTTGTGTTAATAAGCGATGCTGACGAGATCCCAAACAAAGATGTCATCAAATCGATTTATTCAGATTTGCATGCTCAACTTGGATTTGCCTACGGTGCATTATTACAGGAATTTTTTTATTATGATTTAACACATAGAAATCTCAATGTTTGGGTAGGAACAATATTTTCTAAAGCAGGATTAATCAAAGAAAAAACGGCACAATGGTTTAGAAATAATCGATATCAAATTCCTCATATAAAAAATGCCGGATGGCATCTCAGTTACTTTGGAAATGTCAAGCATATTATAGACAAGATTGAAAATTTTGCTCATCAAGAATTCAACAACGATTATTTTAAGAATCCTGAACATATTAAAAGACAAATTGAAAACAATAAAGATTTATTTGAAAGAAGCGGCGATCAATTTGAATTAGTGGATATTTCCTTATTTCCGTTGGATTTTTTAAAATGTTTTCACTCCCAAGCTGTAGACCATTTACCTAAATTAATTTCTCATAAACCGTCAAAAGTTGTTGATAGCGTTTATAATTTTGATTCTAAAATTACTGTTATTGTGCCCACGATGTGGAAGTTCAAACCATTTCTAAATTTTGTATCTGAATTAACAAAGATACCGCTAATTGGAGAGGTGCTAATAATTAATAATGCAGTTGCAGACACTCCTGCGCACAGCGTGTTGGATAACGATAAAATATCTCTCTACAATTTTGATCAGAATACATTTGTTAATCCAGCATGGAATTTTGGAGTTAAAAACAGTAGATATGATAGGATTTGCATTTTAAATGATGATCTTATTTTTGATCTTAAACTAATTAACAAGATCTATGAATATCTCGAACCAAATAAAATCTTTGGACTAGATGCCCACACTTCTTTTGTTGACGGATCGATTGATATTGATTATTATAATGGACAAAATGGATTTGGGTTTGGATGCCTCATGTTTCTATTTAAACAGGATTGGGTTAATATTCCAGATGATTTAAAAATTGGATATGGAGATAACTGGATTTTTGACACCATGCTATATAGAGGCAATCACAATTATTTAATATCAAATATGTTATTTTATACTCCAAATTCCGCAACAATGTGTACACTTGATACTAATTTTGCTCAACAAATTTATAAGAAAGAAACTGAAGTTTATAAAAAAGAAATTGCCAGGTTTATTGATCAAAAAAATAAGTGAAATCAAAAATATTATATTATCTAGGAAAAGAAAATGGCGCTTGATATCAAGAAGGAATTGACAGCAGTAGATTTGAGAAATTATAATTTCTATGATAATCTTACCGCTGACGAAAAAAAATCCTTTAGTCCTTTTATTTTGATGCGTTATACTAGCAATGTCAAAGGAGATCATGATATACAGGAATGGTATCTTGAAAGAACCAATGAACTGGTTAATAAACATCATTGGGTACTGAGCAAACATCATAAAGCATTGCTCTGGAAGCTATTTGCAGGTGTCGGTGTAGGTACGCGGATGTATCATCAGTATCTCGCTGCAGGTAAAAAAGAAAAAGCACAAAAAATTAAACGACTGATAGCAGAACTGTATCCTGCAATGAAAATGAATGAGATTAAATTGTTGTCCGGTATGATGACCAAAGAAGATATCAAAGAACTATTTGATAAAATGGGGTTTGATAAAAAACAAAGGAAGGAATACGAATGATACAAGAAGTTTGGACCACTGGGGTTTCTCATGATGGAAAGGTTTATATAGAAACAGGCATCGATAATAATAATATTAAATTATATGTTGAAGGAAAATTTTCATCTCATGAAAGTTTAATTCGGTTTGCCAGCAATCTCGCTAGAAAAATAAACGGGACCTTACAAGAGTGATTGATTTAGCTGATCAGCCCTTTACCTGCTCGCATTGTGGGAAGAAATTTATGCAATCCCGTACTTTATTTAGCCACATGTGCGAAAACAAACGAAGAGCATTACAAAAAGACGAAAAAAGAGTCCGTACAGGATTCATGGCCTATAATAGATTCTATCAGCTGACTCAAAACTCTAGAACAACTAAATCTTATGAAGATTTTTGCAAGAGTTCTTTTTACAATGCTTTTGTAAAGTTTGGAAGTTTCCTAAACAATGTCAATCCGCTATATCCGGAAAAATTTATTGACTTCGTGATCAAAAGTGGAGTCAAGCTGGATCATTGGTGCAGAGACGCACTGTACGAAGCTTATCTCTATGAAACACTGAAAACTGAACCAGTTGAGGCTGCGGTGCAAAGATCACTTCAGACCATGATGGAATGGGCTGATATAAGTCAAGCACAGTTTAATCATTATTTTAATTATGTGAATCATAATCGTGCAGTGCATGATATAAGAAACGGTAAAATTTCTGCTTGGTTGATACTAAACTCCAAAAGCGGAAAAGCCATGGTAGAAGGTTTCAGTGACGAACAGTTGGAATTAATTGCTCCAGCCTTTGATGTTACTCATTGGCTCAAGCGATTTAAAAACGCCCCAGCAGACGTTGGTCTTGTCAAAGAGATTTGTAAAGAAGCGGGAATAGAATGATACAGTCAGATGTTGACATTGATTTTGCCAATAGAGAAGATATTTTATCAAAGATTCCTCATATCGCAGCTTCGCGCATAGAACGCGGCGAATATAAAAAACACAGTACCGGAATATACCTACAGAAAATTCCTGTAAACCCAATAAGTAATATTGCGGCAATTGATTATAAAACTGCAGAAAGTCGAGGCTATTTCAAGCTGGATTTTTTAAATGTGGGTGTTTATAAAGATATCAAAAGCGAACAACATTTAATTGAATTAATGAACAAGGAGCCATTATGGGAGCTTTTACTTCAAGACGAGTTTGTAAATCTACTATTTCATTTAAGGGGGCATGGGGATGTACTGAGGATGACTTGCCCAACTTCCGTGGAACAGTTAGCTGCGGTCCTAGCGATGATACGCCCCGCGAAACGTTATTTGATTGGGAAAGACTGGACTACAGTGATGAACGAGATATGGACAAAGTCTGAGGGCGAAGATTATGCTTTTAAAAAGGCTCACGCTATCAGCTATGCGATGTTAGTGGCTGTGCAGATGAATCTTATCTGTGAAAACTATTAGTCTTTGGATTTTTTTGGAGCGCGTACCAATTGTATGGATTTTCTTTTTACCCGTTTTTCCGAAATCTCATCCAGATTGACCACGGGTCCAAAAAGTATTTCCACATCCTTGGAATTGAAAGTTTTGATATAATTTCTAAATATGATCATGTCTTTTTTGAGAAAAATATTGATAGGTATTTTGCGATTGCTTTCCCACCACCAGACGTCACCCAATTCTAAGAATTTGCTTTTTTCTGTATCGGTTTTGATAATGCCAAAATCATAGAGACTGGTCACATGACTATTTAAATTGATGATGATACCTACATATTCTACATCATTTGATTTGATACAGGTGATAAAGGGAAAATTCTTTTGAAAGTCGATTTTTGTTGTCATTGATTGCAATAAATACATAATATGAAATTACCAGTTTATTTATATCCAAATGTATATCAAGTTGTTTTAGATTTGGACGACAACAATAATAGGATCTATCAGGTTATGTACCAACGCGATTTAAAACTGCAGAAAGGTGTAAAAAACACCATACAGATACAATTCAAAAACAGTGATCAAAAGCTATTGAATGTTTCTACGGGAACATTTGTTATGGTACTGTTCGATGCCACTGATCAACGCACACTGATACAAAAACCCGTAACAATCCTAGATAACGGAACCACTGCTTCGTTGCGAGGACTTGGGCAAGTGACATTTTACGAAAGCGATCTAGAAGCATTGGAAAGTGTGTATTATCAAATAGGGATTAAAGCACTAGATCCGGCCGACGGCAGTTATGTGCCTGCATACGCTAACACCTATTATGATGTGGCCGGCACGGTGGAAGTAAAACATGATCTCTATCCCACACTAATACCCAGTCAACAGGTGTTGGCTTGTCAATTCCAAACATTTTTCAACGCTGATCAAACAGCGAGAGCATGGAACTATTACTCAGGCAACTTGTATGCCAGTCCCCAATTTAAATCCAACACTGCGCTGCAAACTGTGGCCGTTTACATGACCAATTACAAAGGAACTGTTGTCATCGAAGGCACATTGGAAAATAACCCAAATACTTTTGGCAACTATGCAGTGATCAGCAGTAAATCCTACAATGGATTTAGCGGGATTGATTACACAAATTTTAACGGATTATTTTCCTACATTCGAGTACGCTATATTCCAGCTATCAATCCGGTGACACAATCCAACAATATCTACAACAACACATTTGCTGCACAGAATCTTGCCTATGCCGGATCGGTTGATCAAATACTGTATAGAAGTTAAAATCAATGTATGAGTCTCATACAAGAAACGTTGCGTGCTCTGCTGCCGCCCAAAAGAAAAACTACCAGCGGCGGATGGATCAGCTTCAATGCTCCATGCTGTGTGCACAAGGGCGAATCACAAGACACTAGACAACGTGGCGGCATACTGTTTGAAGGGGAGGGCTTTGTATGGCATTGCTTCAACTGCGGTTTCAAAGCAGGATGGAAACCCGGTAAACTGGTAGGTAAAAATACCAAAGATCTATTGCGCTGGTTAGGGTTACCCGAAACAGAAATTAATCGACTGATTTTAGATGCGTTAAAAGACAAAGACACATCTCCGCTTGACAACAAAGCGTTAAATTTTGAGCTGCACGAAGAAGCATTGCCTGGCAAATGTCAAAGCATCATGCAATGGCTATCCATACAAGAACCGGACTCTCGGTTGGCAAACATTGTGGAATACATACTGTCTAGAGGATTGACATTGGATGATTACGATTGGCATTGGAGTGATTGTGCCGGATATCAGGATCGCGTGATCATTCCATTTTATCATGACAAAAAAGTAGTAGGATGGACGGCACGTAAAATAAACAATGGACGACCTAGATATCTGACCAAGAGTCAACCCGGTTATGTGTTTAATTTAGATGCACAGCATTGGGATAGAAAATATCTAATCGTAGTGGAAGGACAGTTTGATGCCATAGCCATAGGTGGAGTAGCCATCATGACAAATGAACCCAACGAGGTTCAATGTGCGCGTATCAACTCTACAGGCAAACCGGTTATTGTAGTTCCTGATCGAGATCGACCTGGTGCCAAGCTGTTGAAATCAGCGATTGATAATGGGTGGAGCATGAGTTTTCCTCCCTGGGCAGATGATATCAAAGATGTAGCTGATGCAGTGCTGCGCTATGGTAAACTCTACACCCTAGCCACGATATTGCATTATCGAGAGACAAACAAGATAAAAATAGAGCTACAGAAGAAAAAATTGGAGAAACTGGATGACAAATAAAACAGATTACAGTCACGATATACAAAAGATTTATTTAGAAATGTTTTTGAGCGACGCTGAAACATTTATTCGGTGCCAGAACATTTTTGATCCCAAAAACTTTGATCAAAAGCTAAGAAAGGCCGCAGAGTTCATGACCGAATATGTGGACAAATACAAGATCATGCCCGAACCCGGCATACTAAATGCCAATTGCAAAATGAACTTACAGGCCGCTCCTGTTCCCAAAGAGAACTATGACTGGTTACTGAACGACTTTGAAAACTTCAGTAGACACAAAAGTTTAGAAAGAGCCATTATCGAAAGCAGTGATCTATTGGAGGCAGGTGATTATGGCCCGGTAGAAAAACTGATCAAAGACGCTATCCAGATCAGTCTCAGTCGAGACATGGGCACAGACTATTGGGATGATCCTAGAGCGCGATTAAACAAGCTGAAAGAAAACAATGGACAGATTTCAACAGGCTGGCCCACGGTGGACAAAAAGCTGTATGGCGGTTTCAAGCGCGGAGAATTGAACATATGGTGTGCAGGATCCGGCGGCGGCAAATCGCTGTTCCTGGCCAATCAAGCATTGAACTTTGCGCTGGCTGGACTAAACACCATCTATTTTACATTTGAGCTCAGTGAAGAACTGGTCAGCATGCGACTGGACAGCATGGTCACAGGAACTCCTACCAGAGACGTGTTTAAGAATCTAGACGATGTAGAACTAAAGGTCAAGATGACAAGAAAGAAGGCGGCAGAAATACAGGTAAAATACCTTCCTTCTGGTAAAAATTGTAATGATTTGAGATCATATTTGAAGGAATATCAGGTCAAAACAGGTCAAAAACCTGACATAATTTTAGTGGACTACTTAGACCTTATGATGCCTCTATCGATCAAGGTAAGTCCGAGCGATCTTTTTGTAAAGGACAAATATGTCAGCGAAGAACTGCGCAATTTGGCCATGGAAACGCAATGTGTGGTAGTAACAGCCAGTCAGTTGAATCGAGCTGCTGTGGAAGAAATTGAGTTTGATCACAGTCACATTTCGGGCGGATTAAGCAAGATCCAGACAGCAGATAACGTGATCGGTATTTTTACCAGCCGTGCTATGAAAGAACGCGGGCGCTACCAGATACAGTTTATGAAAACACGCAGCAGCAGCGGTGTTGGAAACAAAGTGGATTTGGAATTTAATGTGGATACTCTGCGTATCTCAGATTTGGGAGAAGATGAAGAATCCAGTTTCGGGCAACAAAAATCCAATTCAGCCACCAGCAACATCATGGAAAAGTTTAAAAAAACCAGTACCGTTAAAACTTTGGACACGGCTGCAGACACAGAAACACGTGATGCAGATCCCACTCGGGGTGTGCCAGTTGGCAAGATCAAAGCAATTGCAGGATCTACACAGCTGAGAGCAATGCTGGCCAACATCAATGTTGAAAAGGATTAAATACATGACATGCCTACATTTAAATTGCCTATTGACATACATGACAGACTGAATCCAGCTTTATGGAACGGTGATAAACCTCACGACGAAGTGCAACGGGCTTTGCTTAGGATAGCGAGAGAATACTACAAGTTTCTAAAAGTAAAAGCTCCTATTCGCGACATATTGATTTCGGGCAGCCAGGCCAACTATAACTATTCACAATATTCCGATATTGATCTACATTTGGTATTTGATTTCAGTGATATACAATGTGACGAGCCCATAATAGAACTGTTTGACAGCAAAAGAAAATTGTGGAAGAAAAATCACGACATTGATATCTATGGAATTCCTGTTGAAGTATATGCTGAGGATTCTCTTAATCCTGCTGTCAG